TCAAGCCCCCCATCTAATTCCCGACAGAAGCTTGTAGAGGCCAGCCAGCGCCAACGCCCCTACTACGGTATTGATCACCTTGCCTTTGACGCTGGACGTTCCTTTGCGCAGATCACGCAGAAAATGCATGTCTTTCTGAGCTTCGATGGTGTTCTCGATGTCGACGCCGAGTGCCTTGAGCACTTCTTGAGCAGCCTCCCGGCCGCCTTCTTTGCCACCTTCACGGGCGATTTCCCGCATCTGATCTTCGTTCATTGCACGCCCCCTACGTAGCCCTGTTTGATTTCGTCGAACCACCGGCTGCACCGCAACACGCGGGCATTGGCACGGCCAAGCGCCTGGTCTGTCCGGATCAAGGCCACGTCCAGAGGCTCCCCGACCCGAACGCCGGACGCTTCTTTCTGTCGGCAGTCGTCCGGATAACCCGGAAGCTCTTTGGTGATTTCCACTTGCGCCGACAATGCGGCGGCAGTTCGCAACCGCTCGTCATTGGTTGCGCAAGCGCTCAAAAAGATCAGGCTGCAAAATGCAGCCATCCCCAACGGTCGAAACATGGTGTTCCAACTCCTGTGCTGCGGCTTCCGCTTCCGCGTTGGCCTGATCGATAAGGGAGAGGAAACGCCGGTTTGCCCGTTCCGTGACAACCTTCCGGCGTTTCAGTTCTTCAAGCTGCACCCGGGCTGCGGTCAATTCCGCGTCGGCCACATACTCGACAACGGCCCGGCGAACCTCGCTCGACTTGTCGACCTTGTGCCAAACAAAAAAGCCGCCCAGAACGGCGGCAATGGCAAGGGCAGCACACGCGGTGCGGCTTTGGAGCATCCAGGCGACCACCGGCATTACCGTAGCCCTTCCAGGCAAAGCGAATGCTCGGCCGCGCGGCGGTTTACAAGTCCCCGGATCGTCCGGCCGCCCGCCTTGTTGAACCATTTGGCTGCGTTACAGGCGCCACGCACGTCCCCAGCATCAAGACGCTTGCGCGCAGTCGACCGACAAAAGCCCCCGACCCCAATGTTGTAGGTGAGGCTGACAAACGCGACATAGGACTTCGCGGGAATGGCATCCGGCCGCTTGAGGCACTTTCTCATTCCGGCTTCATGCCGCTGCAACGAGGCCAACAGCATTGCGTCACACTCGGCCTTTGTGTGCTTGTCCCCAAGCTTCACCCCGAGCGTTTCACCGTAACAGACGGTTGGAACGCCGACAACGTCCCGGTATGCCGCAAGGCGCAGACCTTCCCAGGCACCAACCAGCGCAATCGCAGCCGCGCCGATGCCGCCGACAAGGCGGGTTTTACGTCCCATCTTTCATGTTCCTTTGTGCGAGAAGCCGGGCCACGAACGCGGCCGACACTGTGAGCGCCGACAGGGCTGCAAGTAAGCCCGGCGCAATGAAGTCGCCCAGAAAGGGCAGAGCCACTTCCGCGCCAGAGAGCAGCGCAGCAAGCAGCATAAGGCGCACACTCCAAGCCCTTTGCAGGACCGCGCGCCAGTCTGAAACCAGTTTCATTGGATTGCCTTTCAGGCATAAAAAAACCGCCTCAAGGGCGGTGCGTGTTAAATGCTGGCCGATCCGGTCAGAGCTGCAAGGAACTCTGCCAAAGCGTGTCAACTTCTTCAGGCGTGAACCCGAGGGTTGCGGAAAGAGACACGACAAGCGGGTGCGTTCGGTTGAACTCCGCCGCATACTCCCATTCAACTTGCGCCTTTTCACGTTCGGTAGGGTCGGCGATGGCCGCAATCGCCGCTTCCACTTGAGAAAGAGAACGTCCGGACTGAAGAAGGCCAAGACGGAATTGCCGAGCGGTCAATGAAGGCAGCTGTTCGCGAAGCTCTTCGGGCGTCGGTGGCACCCATGCAGGTACAGCATTGCCGGCATCAAGCCAGTTGCGGACGGCCAGCCTCACCAAATTTTCGTGCGAAAGGTCTTTTGGCTCTTGATAGACAGGCTTGTCTTTCAGCGCGGCCTCGCCAACAGAATACGCCACTTCCCAAGCTCTCAACCGCAGCGAATATTCGTCCCAGGCCTTATTTACCTGCTTTTGAAATGCAGCCTTTTGCGCTTCTGTCTTTGGATTAATACCATAGGGGATCTCTTCAATTCCCCCATCGGGCCACTGAACCCGAAGCTTTATGATTGCACTCAGTTGCTGAACATCTGTCACGGTGTGGTCAGTATCTGCGTGGGCTTCAATGCCAAGGACTTGTAGAATTTCCATTATGCCACCCGCTGGAAAATTTGGTTCTGATTGCTGTAGCTACGACCGCGAGCGCGCCAGGTTCCGGACAATGCAGAGCCGGAACTCATCGAAAAATCGTACTGGTCGAAGCGCCGAACGGTGTAAGCCGCGTTTATGGTCGTGTTAGACGTCCCGTGAGCAACAAGCACCATTGTGCCAATCGGATAGTTTGTTTCACCCGATGAGCTTCCGTCATAGACCAATCCAACCTTGTGAATGCCGCCGTCGTTCTCTTCAGCAACAAGTGCGTTCGCACTATCGTCCCATCCAAAAAGACGATCCGCTCCACCGCTGTTCGCATCCTTGAACACAACCCACGCGTCGCCGCTGTTGTCCATGTTCACATAGACATAGCCATTAGCGTACACGTTGCCGGTGACAGTCAGGTGCCCCGAGATCGTCCCGCTTACATCAGACCGCAGAAGCTGGCCCGGCAACAGGCCGCCGACGGTGCCAGCGTCGTAACTGGTTGAACCTTGCGGCCCTTCCGGACCCGTTGCCCCAACCGGCCCCACATCACCCTTTGCGGCAAGCAGGCCCCAATCATCCGGCGAAATGCTCGGGTTCTGACCGATGCTCACCCGCAACGAGATATAGGAAGATCCGTTGTAGGTGACCGTTTCGTCAGAATTGTAAGTTTCGCCCGAAGTCCAGACACCGCGATAGCTCAACCCGGGATCTCCCTGCGGTCCTTGCGGACCTTCCGCACCCGTTGGCCCCTGCGCGCCGACATCGCCTTTCGGGCCTTGGATGCCTTCCGGACCTTGCAC